AGGTCGCACAACTAGCGGAACGGTTGCACGACTCCGGTTACGACGTTGCGATCTCGGCGACGTTCGGCCAACAAGGCTCCACCGGATCATGGAAACCAGAGTCCCCCCGGAACCCTGACGGCTGGGCGAAAGGCATCCGGGTCTACCAAGTCGGTTGGCAGCTCAACGGCATCGACATCGTCCACAACCACGCGCTCCACTGGTTCGACGGCGACCCGCTCAACGGGTGGATCATCATCCACGGAGACGTGTGGTCCCTTGCCGCCAACCCGCTGCTCGCAGACTTCAACGTCGCAGGGTGGGCGCCCGTCGACCACTACCCGGTGCCGCCCGGTGTCCTCGGGTTCTTCGATTCGTCGAAGGCGCTGCCGGTAGCGATGTCGAGGTTCGGTGAACGGGCCTTCGAGACTGCCGGCCTAGATCCCGTCTATGTCCCGCTGTCTGTCGACACGGCCCGGTACAAGCCGACCCCGACCATCGAGATCCCGAAGCACGGCGACATGGCCTGCCGGACCCTCCTCGGACTCCCTGACGAAGCGTTCGTCGTCGGGATGGTCGCCATGAACAAAGACCCCGACGACCGTAAAGGATTCAACGAAGCGTTCGCGGCGTTCGCCGCTTTCCGTAGGGACCACGGCGACGCCGTCCTCTACTGCCACACCGACAAGAACGGCATGGGTACGTCGTTCAACCTCGAGAAGATGGCGGCGGCGCACGGCATCCCGGCCCGGGCCATCGTGTTCCCCGACACGTACAGCTACCAGATGGGTTGGTCGGCGGAGATGATGGCCGCCGCCTACACGGCGTTCGATGTGCTCCTCGCTCCCAGCCACGGTGAGGGGTTCTGTGTCCCGCTGATCGAAGCGCAGGCGTGCGGGACCCCGGTGATCTGTACGGACTTCTCGGCGCAACCGGAGCTCGTCGGTGCGGGTTGGAAGGTGAGGGGTCAGCAGCTTTACGACCCGGCTCAGTTCGCGTTCTACATGGTCCCGTACATCGACGACATCCTTGCGGCGCTGGTGGAGGCTTACTCCGCCGATCTTGATGCGCTCGAGGTGAAGGCGGTTGCGAAGGCCGCCGAGTACGACGCCGATCTCGTGTACGCCGAGCATTGGGTCCCGCTCCTTGAGCAGATGATGGCCGACCCGGTCTTGCCGGAACTGGACCGCACCGGACCTTTCGAGGTTGCGGTGATCGTGCCGCTGATGCGACCAGAGAACCTCGCCCGGATCACCGAGTCATTCGATGCGACCAACGACGGGTCAGCGTTCCTCGTGACGGTCGCCGACGACGGCACCGACTGCGAGATCCCCACCGGCAAGGAACACACGACCTACGCCGAGAAGGTCAACCTCGGATTCGCCAAGACCGAACAGCCGTGGGTGTTCCTCTGCGGCGACGACGTCGAGTTCCATCCCGGCTGGTTACAAGCCGCCGCCAAGTACGCCGACCGGTTCGACGTGATCGGCACCAACGACTCCCTCCCCGGCCGGGTACGCAACACCGAAGTCGCAACCGGACAGCACGCCGACCACTTCTTCGTGAGACGTGCCTACGTCGACCGCTACGGCGCTTCCCTAGACGGCCCGGGGCAACTGGCCCCAACCGTCTACGGACACTGGTACGTCGACGCCGAGATGATCGGTCTAGCCAGAGCCAGAGGCGTGTTCACCCCCTGTCTCGACAGTGTGGTTGAGCATCACCATCCGGGCTACGACGGACGCGACGACCTCCGGTTCGCTGACCCCACCTATTCCCGTGCCGTCGAACACTCCGAAGCCGACGACAAGACCTACATCTCTCGCCGTCCCCTGATCGAAATGCAACGGACCACACGGGGCCGGCGATGAGGGTTGACACGTTCCCGTTCTTCAACGAGCTCGACCTCCTCGAATGCCGCCTCGAAGAAATCTATGACGCCGTCGACTATGTGGTGGCGGTCGAAGCGGACGTGGATCACCAGGGCCACCCCAAGCCGTACCTCCTGTCCGAAAACCTTGAGCGGTTCGCGCCGTGGAAAGACAAGCTCCGTGTCGTCCGTGCTACCGGTCTGCCGACGGTGGAGGACTATCCGAACGCGTGGTGGCGGGAGATCGCGCAGCGTGAACATCTGTTCACGGCACTCACCGACCTGGGGGTGTCGGGCGACGACATCATCTTGCACGGCGACGTTGACGAGATCCCCCGTGCGGTGGTCGCCCGTAACGTCCGCCCGAAGGGTCCGGTCACACTCCTACAACGAGGCCATTTCTGGGCGGTCGACTGGCTCTACCCGCCGGGGTGGGAAGGGACCGTCGCCGCTCGGGTCCGTGACTTCAAGTCGTTCGGTGATCTACGGAACACCCGCCGCCAGAACCCAGAACGTCAGACCGTCGCCGACGCCGGCTGGCACTTCTCTTGGTTGGGTGGCGACCAGGCGAACCGGGTCAAGGTCAACGCGTTCTGCCACCCCGAGACGATCCCGAACATCACCGAGGTACTCGACAAGGGCAACCTGTTCCTGACGGACGGCTACCACTCCGATGGGACAAGGATGGAACCGGTCGACGTAGACGGATCGTGGCCGGCGTACATCAGTGAGCGTCGCTGCCCCACCAACTGGTTCAGGCCCCGATGAGCCTCGCCACGGAATACGCCCGGGTCTGCGACACCCCGTCCGACATCCACCTCCACCTCCCCCGCATGGTCGACCTCGTCAACGAGATCGACGCCAGTTCCGTGATCGAGCTCGGCACCCGCTCCGGTGTGTCCACGATCGCATGGCTCTACGCCCTCGAAGGCCGAGGGTTCGTCACCTCAGTCGACATCGACCCCGCCCCACCCATCGGCGACCACGACCACTGGACGTTCATCCAAGGCAACGACCTCGACGTAGCCGACCAGCTCTACCCGGCGGACATCGTGTTCATCGACACCTCCCACCACTACGACCAGACCGTCGCCGAGCTTGCCGCATATCTGCCGCTCGTGAACCCCGGCGGCCGGATCGTCTTGCACGACACGCAGTTGCGCCGGCCCGAAGGTTCACCGGCACGTCCTCTGTTCCCGGTCCGTACCGCGATCTGCGAGTTCGTCGAAGCCCACGGGTTCCGTTGGACCGAATGGTTGGACTGCTGGGGACTTGGTGTGATCGAAATCCCGAAGGAGGACTGATGGCCGCCGACTACTGCACCACGCAGGAACTAGCCGCCCAACTCGGGATAGACGACACCGACGACGACGATCTCCTACAAGGGTCCGTCACGGCAGCATCCCGCGAGATCGAAGGGTTCTGCGGCCGCCGGTTCTGGATCGACGACGCCGTAACTAACCGGGTGTTCTACGTCACCGACCGAGACGAGCTCGACTTGTTCGACCAGCCAGGCGAGGGGATCGGTGTCGACATCGCCACGGCCACCGGGCTCATCATCGCGTTCGACACCGATTACAGCGGCACCTACGAAACGGCACTCACCGCCTACAACCTCCTCCCGGCCAACGCGATCGCCGATGGGCGCGGGTTCAGTTGCGTCAGGATCGGCTACGGGTCGGCCTACACGTTCCCCGTCTCGCACGGTTACCCGACGGTACAGATCACCGCCAAGTTCGGGTTCCCTTCTGTACCCGAGGACGTCAAGAAGGCTTGCCTGATCCAAGCGGCGCAGCTCTACAAGGCCAAGGACGCCGTGTTCGGGGCGGTGTCGTTCGGTGACTCCGGTGCGATGTATATGCGCTCGGGCCTGGCGTCGGCCGCTAAGGCGTTGCTGGCCCCGTACCAGCGGGCACTCGTCGGATGAGTACCGAGTCTGTTCGGGTCGCACTATCCGACGCCGTCGACTCGATCGCCGGGCTCCGCTGCACCCCCTACAAGACCGGGCAGATCAACCCGCCCCAAGCGATGATCGACTACGAGGTCAACTACGACCTGACGTTCGGTCGCGGCGGCGACACCTACGCATTCAAGATCGTGGTGTTCGACCAGATCACGTCGGAACGGTCAGCACAGATCCGTTTGGATCTCTGGCGTGACGGCTCCGATGCGTCGTCGGTCAAGTCGGTCGTCGAAGCGGACACCGGCCTAGCGGCGGTATGCGATTACGCCCGGGTTACTAGTGCGTCTGACATCCGGCTCTCGTCAATCGGTGGCGTCGATTACCTATCCGTCGAGTTCTCTGTGGAAGTGGTGATGTCGGGATGAGTTTTTCGTCAACCCTGAACACGCGGATCATCGTGGGCACGGTCCACTTGTCTTCGAAGCTCGAATCCATTTCGGCACCGTGGACTACGGAGATGCTTGCTCCGACCACGTTCACCGATTCGACGAAGCGGGCGCTCCCCGGCTTGTCCGGTTCGTCCCTGTCGATCGGCGGATTCGTCGAGACGACGTCGACGGTCAACTCGAGCCTCACAGGCTGGACTACCAACAGGGCGATCGCTTACGCACCGATCGGATTCACAGCCGGGAACTACGTGATCCTCGCAGACGCGATCAAAGGCGACTACGAGGTCGGCACGGAGGTCGCCGGTCTGTCGACGTTCACGCTCGGCGCAACGACGGACGGGTTCACGGACTGGGGGGTGTCGCTTCACGACATCGTCGCTGCGACCGTGGATGAGAACGGCGGGGCGGTCGACGGGACAGCAGCAACCACGAATGGCGGTCTGGCGCAGTTGCACATTACGGCGTTCTCTGGTCTGACCAACGCGGTCGTGACCGTTGAGGACTCGTCCACGGGCAGCTCGGGTTGGGCGACGATCGCCACGTTCGCGACCGCTACCGCCGTCACATCCGAACGGGTGACGATCGCAGGGAACATCAAGCGTTACACCCGCTACGTCTTGGACGTGACCGGCACGGGCTCGGTCACATTCCAAGTTTCACTCGCCCGCCGATAACCACCCCCAAACCCACGAAGCCGCTCGGTGCTTCGCAATGAAAGGAAACCCCGATGGCCTTCTCTCCGGCTTTCAAGGCGAACATCCTCCTCGACAACGCCGGCGGCACGCCGGTCGACGTCTCGGTGTACGCCGACAGTTTCAGCTTCCCGCAAAACACCGAGCTGCTGGACACGACCGTGTTCGGAACTGCGGGTGTGAAGCGGACGATCCCGGGTCTGACTGGCGGGGACTCGATCCCTGTCGGCGGGCCGCTCGACCCGATCATGTTCACGCAGCTCGCTGGCTTGAAGGCCGCGCAGCTCGCTGGGACGCTCGGGTTCACTCTGACCTATTCGCCGGCGGGTTCGATCGCTGGCGGCCCGAAGGTGTCGGGCGAGGTGTACGTCGGCGATTTCGAGGTCAAGACCGACGTGGCTGGGCGGGTCGAGTATTCGGCTTCGTTGCAGGTTGACGGGGCGATCACGAACGCCACCTGGTAGGTGCCGGCCGCCGAGATCCGTGTCGAGGGGTTGGCGTCGCTGAGGCGTTCGCTTTCGCGGCTT